GCTATTTTTCCGCAGTTCATCAGCGGTACCAAAGATATCCGGACCGCCTGCTTTCAAGAGTTCCATCTTTAACTCTCCTTGTTACAAATTAAGGGGCTATAGGCTGTTGTTTCCGCTATTATTGCTTCTTATTTCAGCAGCACCGGAATAACTTCACCGCTCGCACCACCGGCGAGAGCGATACCCACAACAACGCCAGAGGTCTTGGCAACAGCCGTGCCATTAGAGCCGACTTCCACTTCCTGACCAGCGCTAATCGTGCCACCAGCAACAACCTTGGCAACGCCACCGAGCTGGATCGTGACCGGCCCATAAGGAGCGCTACCAGAGAGGTTAACCTCATAGATCGTGCCGACCGCAGCAGCACCATTGCTGGGCAGCACCGCTTCGCCATTGGCATTGATCGTCACGAACTTGTTGAGGTGAGTGCGAAGATCCGCTCCTGCCTCAGCAGTCCAGGTAAGACCTTCGACCAGCTTATAAAGAGCCATGTACCTTTCTCCTTGAAATTAGCCCGCCCTTAGACGGGCTTTCCTCAACCAAACAACGTTAGGCTAGGGCGCAACCCTTAGTGAACCGCGCCGTTAGAAGCCCCGCTCCACCGCTTGTAGATTTCGGGGTACTCCTTGCGAGCCTTACGCATGGCCTCAGTCCGCGAGCAATTATCGCGCTTACGGATTTCAGCGACCTTCTGCATGAACTCGTTATCGCCAGCGGCCTTGCTAAGTAAGCCCTCGCCAGAGTGAACACCCGTCGTGCCGAGCCGCTGGATAGCAAGCGTGGCCACGCTGTTTGCCTGCTTAGCAAACTTGAGCATGACTTCCTGCTGCTCCTGAGGAAGAGCACGGATCGACTTGAGCAAGGCGACCTTCTCATCCTCGGTACCCGGCAGGTTAGCGAGCTCTTCACGAGCTTGCTTGGCAATCTCAGCATTTTCACGAGCCTCACGCTCAGCCTGAAGCTGCTTCTTGAGCTCTTCTTGCTGAGCAGCCTGAGCCTTCATGAAGCTCCAGATTGCCGGATCAACTTGAGACTTGGAGAAAGTTTGACCTCCGAACTCGATGGTCTCATCCTCCTCAAGGGCCTTCTTAATGACCTTCACGCGCTCCACCTTGTTCATCTTGAGGAAGTTATCCTGCTCCTTCTCCGGCAGCCGATCGAAGAATTCCTTCTCATCAGCCGTCAAAGCAGCAACCTTTTCGAGCCGCGCCGCCTTAGCCTCGGCAGCCTCACGAGCCTTCTCGGCATCGTTCAGCTTCTTTTCCAGGGCCTCGAGACGCTTCTCGATAGGCTCATTCGATTTTGCCATTTTCTTGGCTCCCTTACTAAGTTTAACTGACTTCGTGAGGACCTTATCAAGGACCTCTTCAACTTCTGGCATTACACTCTTAATTGCTGCCAGAAAAGTTTCGACACTGTTGCGAAGCATCGTGTGCTTCGTGGCCGTGTCAATCTCAGTATCTGCTACAATGGAACGGATGGACTGGTCAAGGGCAGAAATGACTGGCCAAGCCTTGTCGAGCATTTCGTAGTGTTCGTCTTGTTGACGAAAGATCTCAAAAACCTCGGCAAAGGTCTTGGCTCCCGCAGAGGTATCGATATACCCCTTCAGGATTTTGTCTACCATATCAGCTTCGTCTTCGTCCTCCTCCTTTTCCGTATCATCCTCACTATCCATGTCGGCATCGTCCTCAGCCTTGCTAGCACGAGCCTTCATCTCGTCTTCATTTTCCTCATCCTCGCTGTTAGCGTTAGGATCAGGCTCATTGTTATCTTCATCGTCAGAGCCTTCAGCTCCATCCATGGGCGGTTGCTCATCGTCCTCCTGCTTATCATTGTTTGGTGGCGGGTTCTGGTCGTCATTAAGTGCAGACGGCATTTCACCAGCTTTGCTTGGGAAAGCTTTCATCCAAGCTTCACGTAGCTTGTCGAGAATGCTATCAAGCGCATCATCGGGAATAGCGTAGCGCTGGCCCTCGAAAGCCTTAATGACTGACATGACGCGAGCAGGCGTCGGTTTACCGCCGGGGCGATCAGTTAACCGCCACTTCCAGGTTGTTGGATCAGTTTCATCTTCGACATAGGCAAAATCTTTCGCAAAGAAGTTTTTACCCCCGATACTTTTCGTAACCTGTCGTTTAAGTAGGGTCATCCTAGCTGGCTCCTGAGCGGGTTGATCTACAAGAGAAATTTCGTCCAGCTTAAACCGGCGCATGATCCGGCGCTTGGGCTTTGACATTATTCTACCTCTTCATCAACTAGGCGAAGACCGCCGATTGAAAAGCCCTGAAGCTCACCATTCTCGGCAGCTTCAATCAATTTCTTGCTTGTGGGCTTGACTGCAACCATCAGGCCCGTGACTTGGGTTCGGATCCCCATAGCTTTGGCTACTTCCTCTGTCAAGGGCCATGCAAAAACAACGTCACCTTTTGGCTCACCCTTATGCATGAGCTTTAAGGTGCGCTTTTTCTCCATAAACTCAGTTGCGGCCTCAAGCATAGCATCTTCAGGAATATGGTCACCCTGAAGGTCAAAGTACTCTTCGCCACCAATCTTACTAATAATGGCCCATCCGAAAATAAGCCCAAGCTTCTTATTAACTTTGATGAAATTGAATTTCCGTTTTTCCGGCTCGCGCTTCTCAACTTTTGGAGATACCGAAATAACGGTAGCACCGTTAGCGGTTGCTTCACTCAAGCGCTTAATGATTTCTTGCACTTGGTCAGCCGTGTAGAACGCTTTTTGATCGAGCGACACAACGATTGTATTGCATTGCTTTTCCACGTGGTTCGCCTCCCAGTTCTCATTCAATTCTTCGAGAATTTCAGGGTCAAGCTCAATGGAACCAGTCCAAGGTTGTTCTTCGGCGTTTTCGACGTTTCGTCGGATATAAAGCGTGGCGAATTTTCGCTTGCGTACTTTCTTAGCTACCCACTTACCACCGTTTTCTGGTTTCTCGTAGTGTTCGCTAACGGTAGCCCAAGCTTGGCGGAAAGCAGATTCTTCACTGTCACCACGCGCAAGCGCGGCATTGACCACGCGGCGGAAGAGTGTTTGAGCGGCGTCGGGTAGGGTATTGCGGACACTAGCGGGCAGGTCCGCGTTGCGTGCATATGGCATTTGCGCCCTTGATCCAGGTTCTCACGAGAAACTAGATCGAGGACTATAACTGCAAATCCCGCCTTTTGCAACCCTATATAGGGTTGCAAAAGTAGATATACTTACTATTTAAGCCCAAGTGTCTTTGCCTTCGATGGCCTCAACAGGTTTATCTGGTTGGTTCTGGTATTTTCCTCTGTACGGCATTTCTGTGGGTTCATACAGAAGCTCAAACTTGAGCTGGCAGATAGCTACCCCGGCTGGAATTTCGATAGTACTCGTGCCCTCGTTACTCAACTCAAGGGTAGGATAACCGCAGAAACCAGGATCAAAGTGTGTGTTTTGAACAGCTAGGCCACGACGCGCCCAACTCGATTTATCCATGACCATAGCGCATACATCGTCAGGCATGTTGACCTTCTCAATGCTGCTGACTAGAGCAAAGCCGCAATGATAATGGCTAAAGAAAGGTCTACAGTTGAACCAGCTATAGATTTTATCGAGTAGCTTTAAGAATTTCCAAAGTCTATACTTGCGATGTGGTAGCAGAACGATGTGCTGTTTAATTCGCAAGTCATAGCTGCACGGCCCGATACCATAGGTTTTGCCTTGATAGACGGTACGTTCCGCAAAAGGCTCGACCATATTCTTTTCTTGACAGTACTTACGAATAAGCTGAGCGGGCAGCACGCTACCACGTCTGATTATTCGCCTCGGCTTATTAGATGGGGTACGACGCTTTTTCGGCTTTTCAGTTGGAGTGCATACAGATTCAGACATTGCTTACTCCTGGAATGCGTAAACAACACTACAACGACAATTAACTATTTCCTCAGGCGGTGCACCTTGACTTGTATCGCCGGGGTGCATGAGGCGAGCACCACTAGGACTAACAAAAGGTTCATCCATAGCGACTGTCTGTCCATCCATGGTACGATGTGATGGGCGTTCACGACCATCAATCGTGGTTTGCCATGTTTTCCTGATTTTCTGTGTATCAAATCCAGCAAGGTTAGCAATTTGACGAACAGCATCGCGACGCGCTTGCTGCGTCATCTTCAAGCTTTCAGTTTGAGCAATCACTTGTGCTCGATGCCGTTTGAGATTTCGTGCATAGGTGTCAACCATACGGTCGATCTGCTTAGCTGTTAAAGGATTTGACTCCTCAACTGCACTGAGCACGCGTTCGTCAAAGCGTCGATCTCGCAGTTCGCGACTTAAAGCTGAACGGTCGCTATTCTCGAGTGCGTAGCGGTAATTCTCAACCATGCGAGCTTGTTCGGGTGTCAAGCCAATAACCGCAGCAACAGAACGAGCGAGCTGCTGCACCGTTCGGCCACGTTGCATGCCGCTAACCAATATCTGTCTAATTGCCGCTTGCTGCTGGCGACTGAGGTTACGGATGAAATTTTGACGAGTTGCACGTAGATAGCTGCTAACTCGCTCGTCCGTTATATCAAACTCAGCCTTTACGATTTTTACTAGTCTATTTACCCAGATACTCGCCTCAGCCCGAGCAACATTGATGAACGCATCGGCTAGCACATTGGCGAGCTGTTCTATGTGATTATTGACGAGTGCGCTGATCTCATTCCAAGGTGATTTACCCGAGGTCAGTATCGCCTCGTATTGCTTAATTATTTCTTCGTTAGAGAAATGAGCTGTGAAGCGTAGGAACTCACGCTGTATCAACCGTTCTTGATCCAGACGTAGCCCTTCGACGCGATCATACTCCTTGGTCAGGTTCTTTATGACAATATGCATCAGGTGCTTCCATTGCTTCGGGGTGTTCCTGACTGTACATACGCAAGTGATAAATCACAGAAGAGTGGTCCCGGTTGATACACCTGCCAATCAGTGTGGTCGAGTAGTTGTGTTCATACCGTAGACGAGCGCAAATTTCACGAGTAGCGGCGACTAAATCTTTTATTCCCCGGCGTCGGCTGAGCTTAGCAGAGAAAAATTCATCAGGAGTAATATCGTACTTTAGTAGAGTTTCTTTGATAACCCTATATGCTGCTGGTCTCCGCGCTTGTGGGGGTATCAGTTGATTTTCCTTCATAAAGCCACTCCAAAGTAGGCTCACCTAAAAGATCTTTAGTAAAACCTGACATTGACTTTACGCGGCCCAATAATTTTGTCTTGTTATCGTACCATTGTCTCAGATAAGCTATACCATCCTTCCAGGGCTTGCCGTGTTTACGATTATGGAAGTGTGGCATGGTAGGGTCCATAGGTACACCAGCGAGTACCACTTTATCGGAGACTTCTAACCCTACTAGTGCTCCGAGATAACCGCTGCTACCACCGGTAGTCCGAATATATTTCACTGGTAGCGATATCTTTGAATAGTGAAAGAACTGATAAGTCCAAACACACTTAGGATCCTCGTACCCGAGTGCACGCCGCTTGGCTAGCTCACGCGGTATACGTTCTATATGGTAGGTCGCGACGTGATCGACTTTTGGATACTCGACCCAAATATCTTTCACGGCGATGATTATATCAGGTTCACCCAAGAGAGCTTTCGCTCTCTTGAGATCATCGTATACGCAAGCAGCGCCACCGAGTACGAGGCTCCAACTCATCTTAGTCACCTAGCCAAGCATACACCCGTTAGCAGTGCAAGCCAATTCTTGCGTAGCACGGGTTGTATCTTCTTTCTCGTAGTCACCTAGCTTTTCCCAATCCAGATGTTTTGGCATGCGGGCTTCGAGCTTGCGGCATTCTTCCTCAGTTATGGCTTCATACGGTGGCTGCTGATAAACCATACCGGTCTTCGGGATGAAGCTGAGCCCGCTGATTTGATCGAAGTGCTTGTAGACCCAGCCACCGACTTCGGGCCATTCCTCTTCAGCAACTTCGATTGTGCAGCTAACACTATGCTCAGCCCAATAGTCGTTAACAGCCTTCCACTGTTCTAGCTGATCGATGGCTGAGCGATCTTTGGTCGTTGGTGTATCATCTCCACGTGGTGAGCGGATCGGGAACAGGAATACCGTTTGCAAGTCAGGCTTACTTGCATGCTTTTCAAACGGTATACCCTCATCTTTGAGGAACTGACACATCGGATCATGATTATCCATCGTGATACGACGGATATAGTACGGCGCGTAACGGCTATGAACACCACTAGCGCTATTGACTAGCTGAGAAACGGTACCGCTAGGCTTGACGCAGGTAGTAGCAGCCGCCACTGAGATGTCGAGCTTTTCAGCCCATTTCTCATTGATGCGACGCACGGTATTATGCATGTCTTGGAATGCCCGAATGAACTCAGGTGAGTATCGAGCACTCAGGATAGGCGAATCCATAATACCGGTGACACTGACACCAAGCAACCGCTCTTCTTCACAGTTTGCCTGCCATTCAGGACCAACAAAGTTGAAGTTCGTTAGCGTGGCTTGCCATGTACCGATTACAGAAGCTAACGCTGCCTTATGGACGAGACTCTCGACTGTATCGTGAGGTCGCGCTACGATCTCACTTAGATTGCAGGTTTGACATGAACGTAAGATAATCTCAGCGCACGGGTTAACGCCAAAGTCAATCGGATCCTCAGGCTCGAGATTAAAGTCATCCCAAAACGTTCGACGGCCAATCCGGGCTGACTTGTTAATGAGTGCTTGCCGATTGACGATACCACGTTCACCTGACTTGCTATCATAGAGAGCAAGCCATTCTGCCATGAATGCGCCGACAGTCGGTTTCTCAGTATAGGCTGCTGAGTTGTTAGCCAATTCACGCCAGCGTGCTGTATTGTACCAGCCACCCATCTTCGCGTGGCGCATGCGCATATCGCTAGGATTGCTCAAGCTGATAAGAGCTGACCGGCGCACACCGCCCATGACCACTACATCACCAATCTTACAAACGATGTCGTGGCATTCGAGTGAGTTTAAGCGTCGGCCTTGTGCGTTCTTGAAGATATCGATTGTGAACTTGAAGAGTTCAACGAGTGGGGCGGGACCACTAGCATAACCGCCCATTGTTTTAAGGCGAGCACCGGCGGGGCGTACCTTATCGACATTCCATTGCGGAATAACACCATCATAGAGGCGATGGATAAGCTTGTCGTATGCCTCAGCCCATCCTAAACGGCTATCCTCGACAACGATAACCTCATCTGAAGGCTTGAGCTTGCGAGGGATCATAGGCAAGCGTCCGGTGAATTGACGCTCGACGCTGAAGCCTACACCGCAACCGCACATGAGAATGTACATGATTTCCGCGAATGCGCGGGTATCTGTGATGGCGCGGTAGGTGCAGTTGAAACCGCACATATTTTCGAGTTCAAGCGCTTTGCCTGCCGTCATCAAACAACGCATTGACGGCATGACTTCGAGATAGTAGATTCCGTTGAAGACTTTGCCGAGGATGGTGTTGGGGTCGTCGATGGTGCCAGTGTCGTAATCGTACTTTTCTTTTAGGTGTTTCTTCATAAAGTTGCAGAAGCGAGCGACCGTTTCATACCAAGTTTCACGTCTGCCTGCTTCTTCATTCCACCGTGCATAGCGGGACTTATGAATGACCTGCTGATACACAGTAGGTAGAGCTTCAATTACTTGTTGCTTTTGTGGGAACACCAGTGTATTCATCTGATACCCTATATGCTTGGGTTGAAACGACGCCTCACAGAGAACAAGTACAGTTAGTCATTCAGCTTACATAGCTGGCTACCTCCTTTGAAAAGGTGAAAAAGAACTGGCGTGGCTTTTGTCGCGCCAGTCGCTTTGCGCGTAACCAGTGAGCTTAGCAACTACCTATAGGTCTTGGCAAATATTCCCACTACACGATTTAGTGAGGCAAAGCTTATTCGCACTTTGCGAGCCATTCGCGCCACTCATCAGCATAGGGAACATTTTCGTACCCCGGCATACAAGGTGCGCCATCGGTAAAGTGTACAATCGTAGGATCTACATCATTAGGTGAGTGCCCGACCAGCCAATTGTACTCAATTGGCAAGGCACCGATGTCCTCGTCCTTGAGCCAACAGAAGCGATGTAAGTCGCGTCCTGGCACGGTATTGACCAACTCAACCGTCAAGTCGTGAATGTTCGATGGATGATTGGGATTTAACAACATGACAGACGACCAGTTCTTACGGGCGTACACCGTTTGAATCTGATTATCCATCTTGACACTGTAATCTGGCTTGTGCTGGTGCTGCACACAAAGCACAGCCTTATCAAGATTCTTATTAGCAAGTTCAAACAACGGGGCGAGTGGCTTGCGTACAAGCATGTCGCAATCCATGAACATTACCCAGGTTGGACCATTAACGCCCCACTTGTAGCCGTGTTTCTTCATTTCCATTTCGGCTACTTCGATGGATAGGAATCTCGAAATAGCAAACTCAGTGCTCATAGGTGCTTCAGAGATAACATCCCAAAGCCTACCATCACGGCTTTCAGTGCGCCGAGTATACAGCCCACGTGTGTGCAATTCTTTAAGATATACCCCTGTAACTAGGGTACCTTCAGGTGCGTAGTGAGTTGCGCTGGCAATGGCAACTCGATAAGCCTCTTCCTCACGAGGCTCGTATCCGATACAGATAACCTGTTTGACTTGCATATTTACCTCCAAGCTAGAAAATAGTCACCTGTGATTTCCCATTTGATGTTCATGCCCCATTTACAAGCTAGATCAACTGCTGCCATTCGCTTGTAACCATAGCGCTCAGCGTTGCCGGGCTTCTGTTCGATGAGCAGGTACGGTTTCTGAGTTCTAATGGTTCGCTCAGCTCCACGTAGAACTTCGATTTCGTAACCTTCTACATCTATTTTGATGAACGATACCTCATCAGCGAAAGCGCTGTCCAGGGTATGCATCTGCACTTCAATCTCGGTATCCCCTAGGCCGTGTTCGGTAGCGTTTACTGCATTGTCTTGATTTTTGACAATGTGACAATTGCCGCTGTTACCTTCTGTCACTTTAAGTTTGACTTGGCCGCTTTCGTTGCCGAGCGCAAACTGGTATAATGACACGTTGCCCTCTGGCCAGAGACTACCGTCAAGATTCTTACAGAAACACGCGATTAGTTCTGGATGGGGTTCAAAGGCGGCAACTCGATCAAAGTTCTTCCGCAAAATCATTGACCACAAGCCAACGTGTGCACCGATGTCGAGTGCCGTTTTCCGCTGGTGCTTGGGTATCAACGCTAAGGCACGTTGAATTTTCTTGAGCTGATAGGTGCCTTTATTATCGATGCGCTCACTTTGAGCTAGTGCTTCTGTGAAGTGCTTATCCCAATCCGGCAGCCAAATGCCAGCAACTTGTTTCATGATTAGTTCCTAGTCTTCGTAGTAGGCGTGCTTGTGACTTGTTGCAGCGACTAATATCGAGCCACCATTGGTAAAGTGTACTCGATACCAGTTGGATCTATTGGTGCGCTCAACTTTGGTTATCTTCAGTAGAGGTTTGCGTTTCCAAAAGTGTAGCGAGTTTTTGAGCTTTTCGAGTTGCCCTCGCTTTTTCGAGATTATCTCTATAAGCCTTTTCACGCCGAGCATCTTCTTTTGTCCTAGCTTTTGAATAGATAGGGCGACGTAGGGGGTGATCCGGCGAGCCTAGTGTGTTTTTACGGTTACCTTTCCAATGATCCATATAGTGACCAAGCTCACTGTAATTGAATGGATGGACCTCGCTACCGTTAGGAATTTTGTAGCAAGCTAAATCGTGTTTTGCACGTAACCAGTCAAAAACGAAACTGTCATGCCATTCTCTTAGATGAAATACTAGGCCACTAGTGTAAACATCCGCAAATGCCGTGATGAACTCGCGTGTTTTCTGAATGTTCAGATTGTAACCAACAAAGCCACACTCGCTATACCAGCGTTGCCTACTTAGAAATGAAATGTTACAGGAGTCAGGACACATTTTATGAAGAAACTCAATCGGTATCGGCTTGAAAGTATCCACGTCAGCGTCGAGCCATATGAGTTTTCCAACTGGTACGAATGACGCGGCTAGTTCAATAGCATAGACTTTTTTACTGAATTTCCAAGCGTCATGTGAGTATCTATAGATGTTTGAGCGAATGCGGCCTCTGGCTTGGGCGTTGAACTTGTTTTTCTCGTAGAATTTAACTGCGTTTGGATTTGAAGTTAGAGAGCAGGTAACTAGACGATCTTTTGGTAACAAAGGTAGATTATTAAGAGGTAAGCTATCCTCACTAATGAGGTACACTGTTACTTCATCTGGCCAATACCGAAGTAAATTAGCAATACAGTATTGACCATACTCTTCCCAACCAGCAAGCGAACAAGAAGTAACAACCGTTATATCTGTTCTACGAATGACCATGACTAATCCTCATCATCATTTTGTTGTCGCTTGTGGTAGTTGTGGGGATTGAAACCTAGCCTATGGTTCCACAGTGGACAATTGATAATTGCACACTGCCGAACAGCTTGAGGTGAACCAGCACATTCAAGGCAGAGTTCGCGAAGCCGCTTCAGGCCACTATCACGCTTAGCGAGAAACGGCTTGCGAATATCAAGCATATATACACGGATACGATTGGTAGCCGAGCGCGGCGGGTGACCGGCATCGGTCAAGGTTTGGGGATCAATATCTTTGGGGTTTAGACCAACCCGTTTCTTACCGTACAGTGGATCTTTAATGATTTTAGTCAGGTAGGGTAGCCAATCCTTATTCTCGAATTCGAGTTTGCCGGTTTCGGGATTGTAAACGTACTTTCCGCTTACGGCCTTGCAAGGCCGTGGGCGGGTTAGCCTCTTCCTCAATCGCTTTCGTTCCATAATCGGCCCTCATTCGCAACCATTGACGCATTTGTGCTAATGCATCGGCTGGTGACTTATACATACGCTTAGTACGCTTACAGAAGTTGATGGCCGCTAATTCTCTCATTGTAACAAGTTTCGCACCATACTTAATGGCTAGCATGGCTTTAGCCTTACAGATGTCGAAATGATCGCCTTGATACCAGCGATGGCTGACACCAATCCTGTCAGCCATCTTAAACAACTCATCCTCAGTATCTGCGATCATGTGCGACATTCGCATGCGCCCGTATCGCCCTAAAGCTCGCAGGTACATGTTATCTACATAAACTGCACACATGACTTACTCTACAAGCTCAGTAACGATACGTGAACCATTGGCATCCTTGACCACCGTGATTGAATCTTCAAAGGCTGAAGATTCAATCGCCATGTGATCTATGAGAAATATGCGCCGTCCAAGCTCTTTAGCCCGAGTAGCTAGCAGCTCACAGAAATCCTCTACCCCTGCTTCACTCATGTGCTTGGTAGGCTCATCAAATATCTCAAGGTCGATGTTCACCCCTGCATAATTCAATAAAACTTCTGAAAGTGCAAGGGAGCCTGCAAGGCGAAGCCGCTGGCCCTCGCCACCAGACCATGCTTCCCACTTCACCGGTTTTGAGTTGTTCGGTGACAGGATGGTGATGATAAGACCAGTTTGCAGAGTACCCGATTTGGTTTCTCGCTCGATGTCGTACTTGACTTCCCAATCACTCAAGCCAAGTTCAGACAGTATCGCATTCGTGGTGAGTTCCAATTCCTGTAGCACATCATCGATGATAAACAAGCGTACATCTTTGAAGCCTTTGATCCAGTACTTGTTGCGCTCGATACGTCGCTTGTTCTTGTTTATCAGTTCCTTGGTTTCAGCCAGAGCTTGTTCAGTTTCAGCGGCCAATGTTTTGAGTTTGCGTAGCTGTTCTATGTAAGGATTGGTCTCACTCCTACGATCTTTAATCTGATCAGTAAGACTGTTTCGCTGAGCCTCAATCTCACTGAGCCGTCGCTTGAGCTGGTTCATCTCGCGTGAATAACCATCAACTTCACTTTGATGGGTAGAGATGCTCACCCGAACTTGCACAATTTTCTCACGGAGAGCAGCCAAGTCTTTTTCAAGCCCATCAGTATTTATTTGAGCCACTTCATTTTCTAAGTCCTTTATCTTTGCTTGTAGTTTCTTTTTATGCTTATCAAGCTCGGTACCTTTGATCGATTGGCCGCACATTGGGCACTCGTCAGCCTCGCCAAGCTCTTTGAGTTCATCGGTCAGATCAGTAATTTGACGCTGCAAAGCTCGGCGCTGTTCTACGAGCTTGACACGTTCATTTTCTATCTTATGGCTGCGCTCGATAAGAATTTGCAAGTTAGCCTGTACACTACCGAGCTTTTCTGCGGCATGCTTGGCCATTGACACGGCTGAGCGCAATTTCTTTTCTACTTTTTGTTGTTCATCCTTTAGTGTAATACGCTGCTCACGTAAGCGCTCAATGCGTTCGGCCTTTTCGGCTTTCCATTGCTTGCTTGCTCTCACTGTATCAGTGATCATGCGCTTGAGTTCTGTGAGTTTAGACTCATAGCTATGAGCTTCAGCTTCAAGTTTGGTACTTTTATTCTCGAGTTGTCGAACACGCTCTGCTGCTTTTTGTGAGCGCACTTCCCACTTATACAGATCAAGCACTTCGCTCAGTAGTGCTAGCTTATCCTTGTTGGGTAAATCAAAGAATAGTGGTTCATGCTGCCCATAGATTAGTGTTTGCTTCAACACAGGATAAGTAAGTCGGGTGAGTTTATCGATGTGTTCCTGACTTACTTCGTTACCATCTAGCTCAATGTAGTTTGGCGCGGTGCGCACAAGTTTGTGCTTTTCGCCATCAATAGCGAAGTGCAGGGTAACGGTAGTTTTAGAATTCTTACTGTTTTTAGTATTCCAGGGCTTGATGTCAGTTGAGCGCAAGCCACGTGGAGTCCGGCCGGTGAGCACCCAGCATAGTGCGTTAACGAAGAATGTAGATTTACCAGTGCCGTTAGCCTGAAGGCGCGGTTTCACTCGGTTTTCACCCCGAACGAAATACGCGCCCATTTCCAGGTTGCTGAATTTGAACTCTTGTGCTTCAGTAAAGCTGCCGAAGTTCTTAACGCCGAGGCGCAAAAACTCCAAGTTCATAGTATCCCCCGCAATGTTATTGCTTAATCTGAGGGTTCTAGGGTAAACATCGAGGTTTACCTGCGTGCGTGGTAAGGGCGCTTGCTAAATGAAGAAAGGTTCTTCATCATT